TTGCTGAATATATGGCAGAATGGACAAAGCATTGGGGTGATGATGGTATCCTTACAGATGCTGGTATGATTCCAATGTCAGAAGCAGAACGTGCTAAGTACAAAGCTGCTATGACAGAACTTCCAAAACTGACAGAAATGAAGTAAACGTGTACAAGATAATTCCCTGGTCTGCTGATCTTGATTTAAAAGATTTTTACGCAGAAGCAAAACGCAAAGGTTTTGTGAATAACAGTAGTCAAAAGGCAATGATAGATTGCTTTCGCAATGAGCGTGAATGGAATGCTTGGATTCTTTATAATGAAGACAAAGCTGTAGGTAGCGTTGCAGCACATTCATTTGACGATGTTATGCCAGGGGGTTATCGTATACTAACAAGAGTATGCACATTCGCAGAAGAACGAACTGGTTCTGGACTTATCACACCTAAACGACTCGTAGCAGAACACCAAAATCTAACAGATCAATTTTTACTTCCACAATGTATAGAATGGGTTGCTGGTAGAGGTAGAATGTTTTCTACTTCAAATGCTTCAAAAGAAGCGAGTCAACGGTTAGTACACAGTTACTATTTCCCTACTCTTGCTAAAATAGGTATTGCAACAAAAGTAAAAGAAATTCATTATCGACACACTGATCAAACTGTATGGGAAATACATCCGGATAAATTTTTAGAAAATTTGGAGCGTTATCCTAGGTGGTGAAATAAATAATATCATGGTTACAGTTACTGCGCAAGCAAAAGAATATCTACAAAAAGTCGGTCAGCCAAACGTATTCTTATCTGTCAAAGGTGGAGGATGTAGTGGATTCCAATATGTTTGGGATGTCACAGAAAATGATCCGACTATAGCAAATCTCTTTATCGATCCAATGGCAGAAATGTTTGTCGCTGGATGTACGATTGATTATGTTACTGAACTTGGTGGTTCATATCTTAAAGTAATCAATCCTAATGCAACCGCGTCCTGTGGTTGTGGCGAATCATTTGCCGTATAAAAAAATAAAAAAAAATTAAAATAAGTGCATTTTTTTGTTTACAATGCTCTCGATCTGTGGTATAATAGATCTATAAAGAGGAGATTGAAAATGAAAAACGTTATCGATTATTTCATCATTACTGCAACAATGTCAAACGGCGACAAGTGGGAAACTATCCGTCATACCTTTGAAGGTATGAATATTGTTGTTTCATCAATTCTTAAAGATGATGATGTGGTTAGCTATTCAGTTGAAGAAAAAATGTATGTAGGGAGAGCATAATGACTATCATAAAAATCGAATCAAATGAATTGCCAGTACATGGTTCACCTCAAGATCGCGGTTCTGCCGATCGCTATTATGGTCGTCAATATAATCCACACTATTGGCCTTCAGGAACAGGAAAGGGCATCCGTATCGATCGTGAGCAAATGACTGAAGAGCAAATTGCTGAATACACTTATGGTTGGGATACCGAACTCGAACGTAAAGATTGGGGATAAAAAAAGTGCAAATAAATGCATTTTTTTGTTTACATTATCCTAAAACTGTGGTAGAATAGTATAGAGCTATTATTTCTGAGGAGTTATATTATGGCACAAACAAAAGCACAGCGTCTAGCATTGATCCGCAAAGCTTCTAAAAAATTCACTAAAAAGCTTGAGCGTAATCAGCGTGTTCGTAAAACTGAAACTCGTTCTCTTTCTCCAAATCCTGACGGTATTTCGAATTACATGATCTACGGTGAAAACATCAACCATTGGACAGATGCTCCAAAGTATGTTGATGAATATTACGGTGATCGTGCTCGTTCACAGGAATCTTATGAAAGGGATTGGGACTAATGTTACAAATTATCGTTGGTGTTGCAATTGGCATTGCAGTAATGTTTTTTCATCCTGATATTGTAAATAATTTTGTAAGTTGTGTACTATGATTCCTATTATGTCCGGTGATAGAATGAACACTTATCGCGTATTCAAAGGCGAAATCGAAAAAGTCGAGTTTATTGCACAGGCTGAAGGTCGCGATATTTCTGGTGTAGAAGCACTCGTATTGATGTATATGCGTAAGCGTATGAATGAATTGGAAACGAAAGGCCACGGCTATGACAATGCATCTGATTAGGGGTATGTCGAGTATAAATACTAAGAAGCGCCGCAAAAACAAAGCCCCTGGTTGGCAAGCATCTTCAGATAAGCATGATGCGTGGTTAAGAAAGATGGGTGTTCACCCGTCTCAGTTAAAGGACAAGAAAAAGTCTGGCGCTCAAATCCCTGACTATAAGCAATCACGTTCAAACATTCCAACATCAGACGTGGTATGTAAAATAGCTGGTAAGAAAAAAGAAAACGTGTACACTGGCGATGAAATCGTCGGGTTTGGTCAATTACACAAATCCAATATGGTACCAATAAGAAAGGATAATAAAGAAGCGGCTAAAGAAATCGCAAGAATGAGGAGAGGTTAATGATTGCAGAAGCTTTAGTTTGTTTGGCATTGAATGCATATCACGAAGCACGTAACCAAGACGTCCGTGGTATGATTGCCGTATCTCAAGTTGTTATGAATAGGGTAGAGTCTGAACACTTTCCTGATAACATTTGTGATGTTGTTTATCAAGGGATCCATAGAAAATCGTGGTCACAGCCTGATGTTTTAGTACCAATAAGAGACAAGTGTCAATTTAGTTGGTATTGCGATGGCAAGGACGATGAGCCAAGAGAAAAGAAAGCATGGGAATTGTCGATGCTTATTTCTGGTGGAGTCTTAAGGGGTAATATAGATAATTTAGTAGGCGATTCATTGTGGTATCACGCAGACTATGTCGAACCAGATTGGGCGGCAGAAAAACAGGAATATGCTACAATCGGTAATCATATATTTTATGAAAAAAGGAGTAAATAATGATAGGCGTATTAATCTTCACAGCAGCATTAGCGATAAGTGAAGCAGATTTTTTTAAAACGGCAACTGATCAACAAAAACAAGGATATAGCTGGACAGACATTGATTGCCGTGCTCCAGATCCAAATGCAAAATCAATCGTAATGACAACTCCTATTGGAAATGAATACGTATGTTTCAAGCTAAAAAAATAAGAAAGTATATGTTTTGGGCACCGGGTATTCTCGGTGTCGGAAACATTCTCCTTGCAGCTAATCCGTGGATGTTGATTGGTGGTATAATGTTACTTATTATGCAGATCTGGGATATTTATGACGAAAAAATGTAAAAAAGTTGTTTACATTTGATTGAAACTGTGGTATAATAGTATAGTCAACAATTGAGGAGTTTGTTATGGCACTACCAAGATCACGTAAGAAAAAAACTGTCCGTGCAGCCAGAAGAGTTGGAGTCAATGCAGCCCCAATCGAAAAAGGTTTGGATGCAGTACAATATTATTTTCAAACAGAAGTATCTAAAAAAGATGCCATCGATCAGATCAAATCATATGTAAAGAACAACTTCAATAAAAAAGAAACGCAGTTTATTCTTTCAAATCCTGAATACAAGCTTCTTGTAAGCTATCCACATGCTGGTGCATGTTTCTGGTATAACAGCGGTTTGGAAGAAACTGAGAGATCGCTGTATTGGAAAAATGCAGTGATAAAGAGGCTGTCTGACCTGATTGAATCAGGAAAGACGATATACTATGAAAAGTTACAAGCGAAACAAGACAGCGATAAAGTTGTCACCCTCTCTCCTCAGGAACGCTTGCAACGTAAAATCAATCTTACTGTTATGCAAGATCTATTAGATCTTGAAGATCAGTGGATTGAAGGTGAAAAAGCCTCGATTGATGTTTATGGTCTATTCCGTAAACATGGGTTGAGTGGATCTGCCACTCTTCCTGTTCGTCAGGTGATTGAGGGATGGTTGTTAGATTATGAAGACGCCTATCACAAGCGTTGTGAGCAAGCCGTCGAGGGCTATTCACACTTGAAACGACCTGAACTCAATCGCCGCATCAAAGAATGTAATTCTATGCTTGCTGATCTAGATCGTATTAAGTCTGCTGCGAAAGCTCAGCGCAAAGTCAAGGTTCCAAAAGCACCTTCGATCGATAAGCAAGTTTCAAAGATTAAATACAAGAAAGAAGATGCAGACTTCAAAATTGTATCAATACAACCAGCTCAGATCATTGGTAAAACAAAGCTATACGTATTCAATACGAAATATCGTAGACTTACTGAATATGTTACATATGATCCAAAAGGATTCATTATCAGTGGTACTACTATTAAGAACTTTAGTAAAGACGCGTCTCGTACACTCACGTTACGGAAACCATTGGATATATTGCCTACGGTTGCTAAATGCACACCACGACAGTTGACTAAACTTCTTGATGATATTAAAACCAAATCGTCTGTACCGAATGGACGTATCAATGAAGATACCATCTTATTGAGAGTAGAAAAGTGAAATACAGCTCGCCTATAAACTTTGAATTGCCATGGGTAGACATGTTTAACATGTACATGGATGAATTCGATAGTAAGCTAAAAGATGAAGAAAAATATCTTTCAGATGATCGTATATTTCCATGTGATCATGGTTTTGGTATGGCACCAGGTATAGATTTCTTTCCAGTCAATGAATTAGTCAAAAGTTTAAAGTTAGAAATAAACACTGCTAGAATTTTCGCCACTGATCCAAATATGGTAATACCAATACACAAAGATTGTGTAAAAAACAAAGTTCGTAGTTGGGCTATCAACATTCCGATTGCTTATTGTGATAAAGGTACAAACGAATGGTTTAGCGACGATGAAAATGATTTTGGAGTAGAACAGTATTCTCCATCAGACAATTCAATGAAGCCAGAATATGAAAAAGAATATACGGTGAGTGAGAGTATGATATTAGATGGAATACGTCTTATTCGAACAGACGTTATGCATCGTGCTAATAACATCGGTAACGATAACCGTAGAGTTGTCCTGTCTTTAAGAGGCGATCCAAATATTACATATGATGAAGTGATGGAGAGAATAAACAATGCCAATTGAAAATCAATTTTTAACTAAAAGTAAATTTACAAAGCTGATTGAAGCAACGGTCAGTGAATTAAGAATTCCGTACATGGAAGCAGTATTGCATGTATGCGATAAGAACGATATCGAACCTGAAGACGTGAAGAAATTTATTTCTCCTGTCATTAAGGATAAGATCGAGGCAGAGGCAATGGCCTTAAACTTTTTGCCACAAGGAAACACATTGGACAGTGCTTTTGCAGATTAAAAATGTAATATATAATAATATCTGTTTACAAAGCAGGAAAAATGTGGTATAATAATTCAGTAAATATTTCAGTACATACAAGGATACACAACATATGTCGTTTGAAAACCTAAAACGTAATCGAGATCAAATCTCAAAACTCATCCAAGCTGCGGAAGCTACCAGTGGTGGTGGCGAACAAAAGTCTTATACAGACGATCGCATTTGGAAACCAACAGTCGATAAAGCGGGTAATGGATATGCAGTCATCCGATTCCTACCAGCAGCCGAAGGTGCAGAACTACCTTGGGTTAGATACTGGGACCACGGATTCAAGGGCCCTACTGGTCTTTGGTATATCGAAAACAGCCTTACTTCTATTGGTCAACCTGATCCAGTCGGTGAACTCAACTCACGTCTCTGGAACTCAGGAATTGAATCAGACAAAGAAAAAGCAAGAACTCAAAAGCGTAGACTACATTACGTAACGAATATTCTTGTTCTTCAAGATCCAAGCAATCCTGCTAACGAAGGTAAA